CTAAAACGTTACCGCAGCTAATTTCTGATACATTTTACCATCGGTGGTAGCTAAAAACTTCCTGCCATCTTTAAGGTACGCTGCAAAACAAACAACTTTACCTTTACCGCCGATCAGCATTCCGCCGATTGCTCCGAGTGGTCCAAAAAGAGCAAGTCCAGCCACGCCCCAGCCAGATGTACCGGCCAGCCTTTTAACACTTTCTTCTGTATGCAGTTCAACGCGATCCAGTTCTTTGACCAGGTCAGTTTTTGTGTTGAGAATTGTTTCCTGATGATCAATTCACGTCCAAAAAGATCATTTGGAAGGTCGTAGGTGCCTGCTTCAAGATCGCCAGCAAGTATTTTTATTTTGCTCATATATATTTCCAGTCAACTATTTATTTTGAAAGGATTGCTTAGCTTCATTTATATTAATACGGGCTTGGTGCCCATGTTTTTCGAGCAAATGTAAAAGGTTCGCACCCGTCAGCAGAGATAGCGGTTTTCCTTTTGCGAATTCGTATGCATCAGGCCCATAATTAGCAGTAGTAACTAAAATACCTTTGGTAGCTCCCTCGTTAATAACAGTACCGTATAGATCCCTGACGGCCGAAACTCCTACCACATTTGTATAACGTTTTGCCTGTATAACGATTTTGCCGCCTCTGATTGGATCAGGATCAAATGCAATCGCATCAACCCCGCCGTCCCGGCTTGCCTGAGTTACTTTCACTTCGCCACCGCTCGTTGCAAATTCCTGTTCAAACACCTCTCTTATCAGGTGCTCAAAATCTTCCCAATCCATAGTCGCCAGATTAGTACCTTCATTTAAAGAATCAGCAACTCCATAACCTTCAACAAAACGGCGGTCATTTCTGTCAATTGCCATAACAGGCGATACAGGAGTAATCCCAATAAGTTTTGTGGCAGCGACACCTTTCAGGCTCTTGAAGCATGCCTTAGGTTCAATATTTGCGAGATTAATTTGTAAAAATTGTTCTTTGCGGGTCATCAGAGAAAGGACACAGGCAGTGACTTTATTTCCTGTAGTTTTATCCAGGGCAGTAACTATACCGTTAAATGCAATGGTATCTACTGCATTAGCGGTATCAGCTTCAAATAATTCATGAATGGTGCGCAGTGCAATCTGGTATAGCAGGCTGTCATAAATGGATTCTGATTCTTTTTCAGACAGATAACTTTCCTTGAAGTCATCCTTTGTTTGCACGTACTGGATATCCTTCAAAGTCGGGAGTGATTCAGGAGCTGGTAACGCATATTCAACAATCAGGTTTTTTGTGTCGGCGTTGTAATCCAGATCCCACTCATTGGGAAAATAGTCTGGATAGATAGAGTTTGACAGAACAGAATCACAATAATCAGAAATTGCACCCTGTTCATTTGACAAATAGTTTTCTCGGTTTTTATCAATTACAGAATTAATAGCAGCCTGTTTTTCGATAAACTTTTCCTTACGTAACTCCCATTGCTTTACCTCTTCAGCGTGCTTTAACCGGGCCTGTTCACAGCTCTTTTCCCACCATGACTTTCTGTTTGTATTCTCAATTTTTGTTCTCTCAACATTTCGCTCCCATTCAGCCAAAAGTGCAGCATTTCGTATATCAATACTGTTTTTACTTTCCTCCCACCGTTTCAACTCTGCAGAATCAGACTCATCAAGTTTGAAGCATTCTGTCTCCCAGGCAGTATAATCTTGAGAGAACAAAGCTTCAGCTGCTGCAATCTTTTTTGCTTTAAATGAAGGTATGATCTTGTCAAAAAAACCAAAAACCGGCTGATATTTGGCAAAACTTTTTGTTGGAGATTTATCTCTGGCCGAAGAACTTGGCTTCATGGGGACAATCTTTGGTACCGGAGCAATTGGAATTGGCTGGTTTGCCGGACATGGCGGAAGATCTAATTTCGGAAGAGGTTCGATGAATTTTGACGTATCCTTGAGCTTTTCCCAGTCGATAGCATCGTTTACGTTGAGTGTATGATTGAGTATATTTTTTAACGTATCAATTGCGTCTTTGGCTTCCTTATCACGGTTTAAAGCTTCTTGCTTTCTTTCGTCCTTATAGCGCTGAGATTCTTCTTTCTGGCGTGCTTTCTCTAAAGCATTCTGTTCTCGTTCCGAAATTTTTTGATTAGCAGCCCGTTCCCTTTCTTTGCCGCGGCGATCTATTTCCTGTTTCCGTTGCCATTGTTCTTCCCATTGAAGTTTCTGGGCCGCAGCTTTTTGTTCAACTACATATTGTTCTGATCCACGTATATGGCGATACTTTCCTAAGCCTTCATGCCGCACTTCAGTTTCCCACATTACTCGGTAAGCCATATTTTGAATCACCCCCTATATTAATTGTATCCACAGCCTCACCACATCACATCACCAGCGCCCAAAACGTCGCGATTTGAAGATAACCACAGATGATTCTCTACGCTTCAGCCAGCGTATGGCCTGAACAGGAAATATAAATACTGCCGGCAGTGCCAAAGCCCAATAGTATTTGTTCCAGGACAAGAGCTCCCATGCCGTATCCCCATTAATCCAACCGTAACCGACAGCAACTAGGATCAACTCTGTTGGCAGCAGAAGTTGGATCAACAGATTCACCCCGATAACTCCCGCCTCACCAATCGGCTTCAGTCCCCGCGATTTCTTTATATCCGCCAGCAGCTCTTCCTTCTCGGCAACTCGCACCAAATCAGCCTTTCCCTTGTCGTCCAGGCGTTCCATGATCGATACGACCTCCATAATTTGAGGATCCATTGGCTTTGATTCGGGCGCTTTTCCTTGCCCGGTCATTAACCACCATGGGTCAACATTCGGGAAACGTTCGCAAACGAGGACAATAAAATCAGCTGGCGGGGTTCTGCCATTTAAATACTGATTCACAGTGGTAGAGCTTAAATCTAGCGCAGAAGCAAATTTGCGACCAGACATGCTACCCATAACTATTTTTAGTCTGTCACCAATTGAGTTCATTTTTTTGTTGATTTTGTCCTTAAATGAGTTTATTTGTTATCCATCACGTTACACAAAACAACTTTCAAAAGGTCAACCCCATGACGCAAAAAAAAGAGGAGGTAACCGCAATGTCATCAGAAGAGTTCTACTCTTTCGTGCGTGGAGAATTGGTCAAGCGCCGCATTACCAATGCCGCCCTGGCCAAAACCGCCGGCGTATCGCGGCAGCGACTATACCGGGTACTCAGTAACCAGGAAAAAGGCTACCGGATCCGTCAGGTGACAGCACAAGCGTGCGGACTTCCGGTTCAATATTTTTGGCCCGACACACCAACTAAATACCTGGAGGCAGCATGAAGAAAAAGAATTTGCCCACCGCCGAGGCCCTGGAGATCGCTGCAGACCTTGGAATACTTTCAGTCCGGTTCAGCCTCTCCAGTGATGACACTCCAGATGCCCCTCTCGACAATGTCCAGATCGTGGAAGCGAGCGCAAAGATATATCATCAAATCGACAGGAATTGACGCATGAAACTGGATTTTATCAGCCATAAACAGCGCAATCTTATAAGGCTTTTTAAATGCTTTGGAGAAAAAGAGCTTTTTGCCTTGGTTCATGACCTCTACATCACGGTAGCGTTTGGGGTTGTCAATGTGTTTCGGGCGCATACACATACCAATCTTTATAAAAGCTTCCAAGTCTTCATATCCAAGTCTGTCGAATATGGCCAGCGGCTGCAATTGCTTTGTCAGTATATACGCTCTGAAAACGGGCATACGGGCAATGTTGGATTTTCTAGGCAGTTTGATAGCCTGCACAAATTCCGGGTCATCTGATGGGATAGTCATCCGAATTTGCTCGATATCGTTGCGGATATCAAAGACCGGATCAGCCTTAAAAAGTAACGGCAACATGTTCCACACTCCTTAATTGGGAATATATCAAACTTGATTTGATAATAACAGTTTTTCGAGGGGCGTCATGTCCAATCAACACAGCAAAATAGATAAAAGTATGTCCGGACAAATGAGCCTGTTGGATAGCGAATTGATGCCGGGTTGCCTGAAACACCTGAGCCTCAATATCAAACAGAGCCTGTCCAGAATGCTCCACCCGCGCAACCGGGCCTTGGTGGCCGCCATGATCAGCGAGGCCACCGGCATTGAAGTCAGAGGATCAGTGTTCGACAAAATCCTTTCCAGCGATGATCAGTATCAGCCAACCATGATCCAGGTCATTGCCTCCTGCAAACTGGCCGGGCGTTTTGATCCCATGGAAATAGGCCTTGAGGAGCTGGGGGCGGGCATTCTGACGGCCAACGAAAAGCCGTTCATGATATTGGCCAAAAAAATACAACAGCGGCAGCAGCTGGATCAGGAAATAGCGTTGCTGGAAAATGAATGCAAATTACGGAGGTAGGACAATGGCAAAATCAACGTACAAACGCTGTGAATCAGACCGCAAGTTTACCGAAATCATTGAATTTCTCCATCAGCAGATCAAACCGGTCACGGCCAATGAAATCGCCGTGGCGCTGGAGATCCCCAGCGGCACGGTCATGACCAAAATCGCCTGGGCGATTGATTGCCGCTGGATACGCCAGACGGGTGATGGCTTTGAGCCAGGCCCAGCCATTGCCGCCATGCATGCCGGGTATGTGCATGGTTTAAAGAGCCGCATCAACGGCCTGCAGAGCGAATTAACGACAGTGGAGGTGTAGCGTGGCCCGGAAATCATTACCAACAGCAGAAGAAATGACCGCGACACAGGGAGCCTTGGAGCGGGTAGAGCGGGACAGCGTCATGGCCGTGGCACCGCTGGAAGCAGAAGCCAACCGGCTGCAGCAGGAAAAGGCAGAGCGGGAACAGCGAGAGTTGATGATTGCCCAGTGTCACCAGATGATCGGTCGGATTCAAGGCTTCAAAGCAATCGGTGAATTTACCGATATCGGCAAATTGGTCTGGTTGAAGCAAGTTAAAGAGTCAAAAATATATAAAGGCATTTCTGATATCGGAACATGGGATAGTTTTTGTAATTACATAGGGTTATCACGGTCAAAGGTTGATGAAGATTTGATGAATATGAATGTTTTCGGTGAGCAGTTTTTGACGACCGTCGGCAATTTAAGCCTTGGCTATAAAGAACTTCGTCAGCTCCGCCAACTCACCCATGACGGTACCGTAGCCATCGAAGGTGAGTCCCTGATTATCGAAGGGGAAACTATCCCCATTGATCAGGATCACGTCGAAGAACTTCAGACAGCTATCGAACAGATCATCAAAGCCAAAAACGACATCAACGCCACTGCCAAGAAGTTGATCCAAGATATGAATGCCTGCGTCAAGGAAGAAACCAAAGGGCTGCGCATAGAAAAAGAGGCGCTCATCGAAAAGGTAAAGCATCTCGAACAGTATGCTCCGGAATGCCATGACCGCACCTGGAGTGTTGCCACCATGGACCGCGTTCTCGAAGCGGCCCTGGGGCTGGAAATTGCCATACAGAAATTCGTCATTGACCCGCGCGTGGTTGGCGACCGCCCCTTGCAGGCGCAGATCTGGGCTCCGCTCAATGCCGCCATCCACCAGCTTGAAGATCTGGACGCCCGCATGCGTCAGGCATACTTCACCGAAGAGGACTAACCCCATGTCCAAGGCACTCGAACCCTATATTTTGGCGCTGGTTGTTGACGAATGGAAAACAGCGCCATTTGGAACCAAGCGGCAAGTTGTTAATGACTGGGCCGAGCGGCTGGGAATATCGCCTGAAACACTCTATCGCTCCATGCCGACCGACCGCATCCGCCGCAAAGGCGATGTCAAAATAGAGGGCATCGTCGCTGCCGCCGCTACCATTGCCGCCATCAAGCGCCGCCCGCCGGAGCATAAAGGTGAAATTACTACAGCAGCCGCCGTCAAGATCGCCCTGGAAAACGGCGCGATTGCCGAGAGTTATGCCGATGTCAGCATCAGTACATTTGACCGCACCATGCGTGAAATGGGGCTTAACCGCCGTCAGCGCCGTATTCAGCGATATCAGGCGGAACGACCCAATCAGCTGCACCATGTGGACGCCTCCAGCTCGAAAAACTTCTGGGTCAGTAAAGCGCTTAAAAACGGTGATTTTGTGCTGAAACTACATGCCGGGATTGCCGGATACAAAAATAAGCCGGTGCCGATCCGCCTGCGTCCCTGGATTTACGGCCTCACCGATGATTACAGCGGCGTCCACTGCGCTCGCTACATCGCCGCCCTGGGGGAAAGCGCCGGGGATAACATGGATTTCCTCTCCTGGGCATGGAGTAAAAATGATGATTCTTTTTTCTTCGGCCTGCCGGAAAACATCAAAGGCGATCAAGGGCCGATGATGAAAAGCGACGGCGCCCCTGATTGGTTTGGCCGCTTGGGGATTGAGATAGACGGTTCCATTGCTCTTAACAAGGAAAGCCACGGCAAGATCGAGCGCCCCTGGCGCACCATGTGGCAATCCTTTGAGCTCCCATTCTTCGTTGAATCAGACTGGAAACACTTTGAAATTACCCTGTCCGAACTGAACCGCCGCTTCATGATCTACCAGGAAGAGTACAACAGCCGCAAACACCGCTTTGAACGCACCATCACGCGCCGCCAGGCATGGCAGAAAATCAGCCTGTACGGCGGCGCCACCGCTCTGCCGGAAAATGCCCTGCGCACCGTCGTGAAGCGCTGGAAACGCACGGTTGATGCTGCCGGAGTGTTCCCCATCGACAATGTTTTGTACGAGGTCAAGGGACTGCACAGCGCCACCGTCTGGGTTTATCAGGGGATTTTTGCCGACATGATGATGGTTGTCGATGAGCGGGATGGCCGTAAATACGAGGTGGAAAACTTTGCACCCAACAAATACGGCGAATATACCGCGCACACCGAAACACCGCATCAGCAAGCGGTAAAAGCCGCACGGGAGCTGGATGGCCTGACTAATACGCTGTACACCGAACACCCGGTCAGGGCTGCCAATGTGACGCAGTTCCCGACCCGCATCAAAGAAACTCGCCCGCTGGAAAACCCGCTTGATTTGGACCGCATGCCGTCCATGGAAGCGGCCCTGCGGGAGTTGCAAACCGTGAGCGGCTCTATTCTGTCGCTTGAGGAACGGGAGGTTGTGGCGGAGTTGATCGCCCAAAACGGCCTGTCGCGGAAGTATGTCGTAGAACTGGGTCTCGATATCGGGGCCGAACTATTAGAGAGGAGGTACGCATGATGAACAAGCTCGAGGTATTCAGCAGTTTGGGGCTCAAGGTCGATCCCTTCCATAAAGCCTCATTTACCACCGGGGATAGCCTGCGGGTGCTCCGTATTCTGACCATGGCAGTTGAATCACGCGCCATGGTGAGCATTGTCGGCGAGCGCGGCTGCGGTAAGACCGAAGCGGTCAAGGCTGCCCTGAAAAAGCTGGGGGTTACAACGATACACGCCAAGCGGGAAGATCAGGAAAAGCTGACCATTGCTGATATCAAAACCGCACTGATTCTGGAACTGTCCAATGAAAATGTCAAACGCGGCGGCGTTGTCAGCAGTATGCAGCTACGCCGTATTGTCGGAGAAGCATCACGGAAACAGAAGATTGTTGTCGTTATCGAAGAAGCACAACGGCTCCATTCCGCCACTCTGCGCAGCCTGAAAAGTATGCGCGAAATAGAATGGCTGAGTGAGGATGAATTGTTCACCATCCTGCTGGTCGCGCAGAGCGACCCCATGAACCGCGCTGGTGTTTCAGAAGTGAGACTGCGTAGTGATTGCGTACATATGCAGGGTTTGACCGATGCTGAGGCGGCTGGATATGTGCGTTCCACCGTCGGCAGATATTTTGATGATGCCTCCCTGGAAGCATTGTCCGACCTGCCTCAGGCGAAAAACTTTCTGGAGCTGCAGGAACTGCTGGTGGCGCTGCTTTATCACGCTCTCACCGCCGGGCGTGAAGTGGTATCGGAGCAGGATGTGCGTGAGGTGGCCTGCCGAGAATCGGCCCCCCTTCCCCGCTCCGGAAAGGCAAAACCACAGTCACAGCCGGTCAGCAGCGGAGATGCCCTGAAAAGTGTGCTGGCAAAACGCGCTGCAACCAATACGGTAACTTCGCTCAGTGACCATAGGTCAGTGAGCGGAGCCGAACTGTAGGGGGGCGGCCATGCTATTGAAACAGTGCATTACCGAACTAAAAATCAGCCAGAAATCCGTTGCAGAGGGCATTGGCTGGAGCCGCACCGCCGTGAATCTGTTTCTGAATCAGGGGCGGATTCCGGTTGATGCTGAGCGTTTTCGCGCCGGAGTGCGGCGCTTTGTGGAGCAAAACCCGCAGATTGATACCTGGTTGACCGAAAACGGTACACATATCGAGGCGTTATTTGTGCCGCCCGCTGCGTGCGTTGACTTGGAGGAAGTGATTATTGACCTGGTTGGATTTGCGGCCCTGTATGGCCCGAGAACCGACACGCTGAACCGTTTTGCCCGTATGAGCCAGTATCTGCTGGAATGCCTGCGGGCGGTAAACGACACGGCGGAGATAGAAACAGAGGCCGCCAGACTACTGGGAATGAGGGGGAACTGATGAGTACCAAACGAGTTTACAACAGTAAGGCCTCGCCGATCAGTGGGGGGCAGATAAAGAAGCTCCATGCCCTGGCCAATGCCATGGGCTGGGACAAAGAGCAGTACCGGAACAATCTTCAGGTGCAAACCGGTAAAGAATCGTCTCTGACTCTGACGTTCGACCAGGCCGGTTCGCTTATTGATGATTGGGAACGTAAGGCGGTTGCAGGCGGGGTGTGGAAACAGAAATTGCATTCACCCTACAAACCATACAGCAAAAAAGACCATGCACCCTATGGGAAGAAATACACCGATATGGAAGGCCGGCCCGGATTCGCCACCGGAGCGCAGTGCCGGAAAATTGATGCCATGTGGGGTCAGGTTGCCAGGGCAGAAGCCGGAGAACCACGAGACAAGGCACTTGACACATTTGTTCGCAACCGTTTTGGGGTGGCAGGGCTGCGGATGCTACCGATGAATGATGTCGGCAGAGTTATCAAAGCGCTCGAAGGAATGGGCGCTCAACAAAAATCAACAGGAGGTACACCATGATCAGGCGAATAATCAAAGGCTTCTGTGACGTAATCAAACAGGAAATAACCCAATTCAAGACCCGCCGGATATTGCACCGGCAAACTGCGAGGCTGGCGCGATGAATAATTTTATTTGGCTGACAATCTGTCTCACTCTGATTTTGATGGGTGCTGTAATTGGCTGGGGTATGCGTGCCGCCAGCATTGACGACCGATACATCCGCAGTCTGGTCGAGCGCAACGAAACCGAACGGGCCTACTACCAGACTCAATATGATCACTAGGCTTCAATGAATAAAAAAATATATGGGAGAGACGAACATGGCAAGAAAACGAATTGAAGGAACACTGTTCAGCAGTTGGAACGACGTTGACTGCGCACTCATGGAAATCGGCGGCATCGATCGCGAACTCGGCTTATTGGAATCCAGCCAGAATGAAAAAATAGACCAGGTTAAAACCCAGACCAAAGAACTGGCCACGCCGCTGCAGTGCAAGAAAAACGCCCTGGAGCTGGCTATCAAAGAATACTGCGAAGCCAATAAACCTGAGTTCATCAAGGTTAAAACCAAACAGCTCACCTTTGGTGAAGTCGGCTTCCGCCTCACCACCAAAATATTGATCAAACGCGTAGCCGAAACGCTCCAGTCGCTCAAAGACCTCGCATTGATCAACTGCATCCGCATCAAAGAAGAGTGCGACAAAGAAGCCATGAAAAATCTGCCGGATGAAACCCTGGCCGAGGTGGGAGCTGCCCGAAAAATGGAAAATGTATTCGGGTACACACTGAACGTCGAGCGGATCAGGGAGGCGGCGTGATGGAACCGATCACGCCATGCCCATTTATCGAAATAGCAGGAAAGCTCTGGAATATCAGAGTCAAATAAACCACAGGAGGTAACAACCATGGCAGGAATCAAAGACGTGTCAAAAGCGGCAAACACGGATGAACACCAGGTAAAGGCAGTATTCGCGGCGATCAAGGCCAGTCCGGAGCCAGTCATCATCAAGGGATTCGGCACCTTCAAAACCGTCACCCGCAAAGCGCGGACCGCACGCAACCCGAAAACCGGTGAAGCGATCCAGGTACCGGCAAAAACAGTGCTGACCTTCAAGGCAGCGAAGTAACAGTGAAACTGACCATTTTCCTGACGCCGGGAAAATGGTCAGTTATTTGAGCAGCCGAAAGGATATCCTCATGACTCTTCAAAAACGTGACGAATTACAACGAACCCTCAATGATCATGGCCTGACCGTACTCTTTACCCGTGATTATGACGATATCAAACGGCAGCTGGCACGGCTGGCCCAGTTTGAACGGCTGATGATATCGGCTGCCGCCGGTAATCCCGATGTTGAATTTGCGGTTGACCATGTCGCAAAACAGCAGTCAGCCGGAGAGGCAGCCTGATATGGGACGCATGAAACAACATCCTCGTTACAACATCATCAGCTGCCGTATCAGCGACGAAACAAAAGCCTCCGTTGAAAAAGCACTTTCCGGACGCAGCGTGCAGGAGTTTCTGCACGCTGCGCTGGAGGAAAAGCTGATCAACGATCGCCAGGCATGGATTGATGCATATGTGAGCTCACTCCGATGACACAGAATACGAATATAATCTCAGCTACCGGCGTACAGCTTACCGTACAGGGCTACCCTGCCCGTTCAGGCCCAGGTGGTTTGCACATACCGAAAACAGTGCAAGGCATCCAGAAAATGATCGTCTGGCGCAATGAACATGAATCTGCACCGGATTACTGGCTGCGCCTCCTGATCTACGCCGCTTTTCAACGGATGTTTCCGCGCCGCATGCAGGATGCCCCGGCCGCCGATCTGATTGAAGTGGTTGCCGAGGATTGGGTGGAGATCATCGGTGAAGGTATGACCGAGGAGCTGGATCGTGAACGGATCATTGCCGGATTCAAACTGCTCTTCCGTGAATGCCGGCGCTGGCCGCAACCGGCAGAACTGCTGAAACGACTACCACGGCGCATTGTCAAGCCGCAGGCTGGTACGGTGAATGTTGAGGCGGTTGATGAAGCGGCGCATGCCCGGTCAGCCGAAGCGTTGAACGCAATATTGGAGAGCCTGGGATGAGTGATCATGCAAAATATCTGAACTACCTGCAGGTCGATGAGCTGCCGGAGCATTACCAGGTTGTGATCTCTGTGATCGGGATCGATGCCACGGTAAAACTGGCTGAGGCGTTCCCCGGTGTACCGCTCTACTTCAAGCAGGTGCATCATCTGCTTTACCCCGCCAAGCGGGCATACATCCTGGCATATTTCTCCGGCGCCAACCAGCGCCGCCTGGCGCTCGATACCGGCCTGACCCTGAAAACCGTATATAAGATCATCAAGGATGATCACAATGAAAAGCATGCCTGGAAACAGGAAGAACTTATTTAAACGGTTTGCCGATAACCGGTCGGCCTTGGTACCGGTCCATATCGTGTTTCACTTCCAGTGGAGGGGACACAAAAAAAAGGAGAAATCGTATGTCGTATTCAGTAAACACACCTTGTGCTGACTGTACTAAGAAAAAAGAGGGCTGTACCGATGGCATTGTCATAACTGGCGCAGTTCAGGGTATAATCCACGCCATGCCGTTTGGGATCGGCCACCTCGGCAGCGGTAGTGTGACTATGGCATGTTATAATCACATAACCGTTCCGGATAAGTAGTTAACGGTTTGCCGTGCGGCCCAAGGACGATCAATATTGGTCAGACACATTCGATGATAGTAGCTTCAGCCGGTAACGTGCTGGTACTTATGAATGAAATACCGAGAGGACGTTGGTATAAGCCGCACGGCAATTCAAATTAAGGAGAGTATATGAAATATAAAGCAACCGCTATGGTGACGATCGTTAAAGAGGTCACAGTTGAATTCGAGGATGATGGGATTGTGACTCTGGAGGATCAGGCGCAGGACGCGATCAGAGACAGCGACGATATCCCATTGAGTTTGTATAACGACATTGAAGAAATCAGTGACCTTATATGGAAGCTGGCATAACGCCACGCACAGCGGCTTGTCCGCTGCTGCGTGAGTTATGCCGTTGACAAATTCCCCCCTCTCACGATATAAGGCACAAAATACTTCAAAGCCCCTTTCCACCCGGATTGGGGCTTTTCTTTTTTACCCGGTAAAAAGACCCCCCTCCGTTTCTTTCGTATAGTCCCGTCAACAGTACCTCCTTGCAATTGGGGCGGTGATCCCGCCCCGCTTTTTACACTTTAAAAGCCTTCCGACCGGTCGAACAAGCCAGGCCAGTCAGATCGGAGAACACAATGGCCTTATTCGAACCTGCCTTTGCCGCAGCCATGAAATTTGAAGGTGGCTACAACAACGATCCCGATGACAGCGGCGGCGAAACCTATCGCGGTATCAGCCGCGTCAACTGGCCGGGGTGGAATGGCTGGCCTGATGTTGATCACCTGAAACAGCAGAAAGATTTCCCGGTATGCCTCGATCGGAACGCCGATCTTCAGGGGCGCATCAAGGATTTCTACAAACGCAATTTCTGGACGCCAGTTATGGACGAAATCAACGACCAGAACCTGGTTAACTGGCTGTTCGACAAAGGCATCAACATGGGTATCCGCCCGGCCTACAAACTCATGCAGCGGGCGCTGCACGTTGATGAAGACGGCATTATCGGCCCACAAACCAAAGCCGCCATCAACGCTGCAAATCCGGTGGAGCTGCTGGCCGGCTGCCGTGCCGCCGCCAAAGCCTATTACACCCACATCGCCCTGCACAACCCGAAAAAAAGCAAATTCCTGCACGGCTGGCTGGCACGGGCATAAATAATAAACGGAGGAACATCATGAAAAACTGGAAAACATCATTAGCGGGGGCACTGGGCGGATTACCGCAAATTATCACCGGTATCGTCAACAACGACTGGGCTGCAGCAGGCTCCGGCATTACGTTGCTCTTAGTTGGCTTATTAGCCAAGGATCACGACGTAACCGGCGGTACTGTTGTGCAAAGTGCGTTGCAGGGCTGTTAAAAATGGACTCACTGCCACTACCTTTCACTCAACTGATCATCCAGTTACTCGGCCTGCCCGGCCTGATCTTCATTATCTGGCATTTTGACAACAAGCGCCTGGATAAGCAGCAGGCCGTCTATCGGGAACAACAGCAGCAGTACCGTAATCTGTATGAGAAAGAGCAGCAGAAGCTGCGTGAATCATATGATCGGGAACATCGTGCCGACCGGGACGCAACCAATAAAATTCTTAGCCAGTACAAGGATGATGTCAACAACATCGCCAGTCTTTACAAAAACAATGTGCACCTGGTTGGAGACTATGACCGTGCCATGCTCCGCATGGAGAAACTGTCTGAAGAAATGATGTCAGTTGTTTCCCTCAACGCTCAAGCCAGTTCGCATCTGGCTGAAGCGATCAAGAACAATACCTTCTGTCCGCAGGTGCGCCAGCAAGTGGGGAAATCATGAACATGGAACGTGCCGCAATGAGAGGAAGGCTGGCCGAGGCACAGGACCAAAGAGCAAAGCTGACCCTCAAGGGTGAAGGACTCTGTACCGCCATCCGCCAGGGGCTCAATACCGCCCTGACGCCCTTCTCGGAAATGGAGATTCCCCAGGTTGCCCAGCAGACGGATGAACTGGTGATGACCTGGGCCGAAGTGGCCAAGATCGACGGCGATATCGCCCGCCTTGAGAGGGAGTTGAAATAATGGCCGAGAAGGGAGCCCGCGCACAACTGGAGCCAGTCGCCCGGCAGATGTACATCGAAGGGCAGAGCCTCACGGCGATTGCCGAGGCGCTACAGGTATCGCGTAACACCCTCACTGATTGGAAAGCCCGCACCAAAGCACCGAATGATGATCGCGACGAATGGGACAAGGCTCGTGAGATGAAACGCGGCTTCGAACAGCGCCTGGAGGCAATCCGCGAAAACATCATGAACGAGATTGAGGAATCGGCGCTGGTTTCCATCAAACAAGTTTCTCCGGCCATGTTCGATTCCCTGTCCAAGGTTGATGCTCTGCTCGACCGCAACCGCAAAGCCGCCCGTGACGCGCAGGATACCATCGCCAAACAGCGTGGTGAGATGTTCCTCCAGTTCATCAAGGATCTGATCGAGTACGGCGGAAAACATGATGAGGCGATTACCGCCGCGATTCAGGACAACTTTGATGATCTGATCCAGTGGGGCCGGGAGAAGTATGCTGCTTAGCCAGGCGAAAAAGAAAATCTTCGACAAGGAGGTGGAAGCGCTCCGCCAGATGATCCAGGCGGCCGCCAAGCCTTTCCCCGATGACAAATCCGCCCAGAAAGCCCGCAAGGCGCAGGCTTCGGAAAGCCTTGATTTCTTTTGCCGCACCTATTTCCCGCACTATTTCGCCAAACCCTCCAGCCGGCTGCATAAGTATTTCTCCCAGCGCTACCTGGACATGATCCAGACGGCGTTTCAGACCGGCCAGGGGGATAAAGAGGCCAACGCCGCACCCCGTGGCAATGCCAAATCTACCTGGGGCACCTTTGGTCTCCCGCTCTGGGTCGCCGCCTTCCGCAAGCGCAAGTATCCGCTGATCGTTTCCGAGACTCGCAGTCAGGCGGAATCTTTTCTCTCATTCATCAAGTTGGAGTTGGAGACCAACGAACGCTTGCAGCAGGACTTCCCGGAGCTTTGCGGCGAAGGGCCGGTGTGGCGTGCCGATCAGATCATTACCCGCAACGGCGTCAAGATTCAGGCTGCCGGAGCCGGTCAGAAACTGCGCGGTCTACGCCACGGCAATTGCCGCCCCGACCTGGTCATAGTCGATGATCTGGAAAACGACGAATCTGTTGAATCGCCAGATCAGCGCAAAAAACTTGAGAACTGGTTCTTCAAGGCGCTGATGAAGATCGGTCAACCGGATACCGTGTTCATCGTGGTTGGCACCATCCTGCATTATGATTCGCTGTTGTCACGCCTGCTGGTCAAGCCGGGCTGGAAGGGGCAGAAGTTCAAAGCGGTCATGAAGTGGAGCCCGGCGGTCAAGCGCTGGGAAGAGTGGGAACGGATCTACGCTGATATTTCCATCGGCAAGGATATGGCCGAGGCCGCCGCCGACAATTACTTCGCCGCCCATGAAGCGGAAATGCTGGCCGGCACTGAAGTACTCTGGCCGGAGATGGAGCCGTACTACTACCTGATGAAGATGCGGGTATCCGACGGCCCCGCCTACTTCGAGAGCGAAAAACAGAATGAACCGCTCAACCCCGAAGATCAGGTGTTCTTTGAAGAGTGGTTCCAGGACTGGGAAGATGGCGACGTCGATCTGACCTGCATTCCCCACGCCGGTGCCTGCGATCCGTCCCTGGGCAAGCGCAACAAGCGTAACGATCCATCGGCGATCCTGACCGGTCGCATGATCAACCGCCTGCTCTATCTGCACATTGCCGATATCGAGCAACGTCGCCCCGACCGGATTATGGATGACATTCTGCTTTACCACCAACGGGATCCGTTCCTGAAGTTCCGCATGGAGACGGTGCAGTTTCAGGAGTTCTTTGCCCGCACCCTTGAGCAGCGTTCCAAGGATGAAGGTATCACGCTCAATATCGATGACAAGACCCCGAACGCTGATAAGGACTTGCGTATTATCCGGCTGCAACCCTGGATCAAGAACGGCTGGATCAGGTTCCGGAGAGAGCATACCGAGTTGAAGCGCCAGCTGCTTTACTACCGACCCAAAGGGCGCGGCGGTCACGATGACGGTCCTGATGCGCTGGAGATGCTGCTTGATTTATGCGAAGGCGCGCTGATCACCGCCGTCTGTGCCGGCGCGGATCCGAATCAGCACAAAGAGGCAACCCGCCGCGAGAGGCGTGAATCATTCATGGGCAGCGGCAGAGGCGGCAGAGAACGACTATCAGGGCGGAGGCGGGTGTAATGGGTATCAAAGCATATTTGACAGAAAAGCTGTTCGGCGCTGCTATCGAGCAGGCAGTTCTCCAGCGCCTCCCCGCCGCTTCATCCGGTGCCGGAGATGCCACCCCGTGGCGGCGTCTTTCCGGAAACTCCAATCGTGAGCTTCCGGTGGCCGCCTGGCAGCGTCAGGTGGAAGTTTGCTACTGGCTCTGGAAAACCAATCCGCTTGGCAACTGGATTATCGAAACTCTCACCACGTTTGTTACCGGCAAAGGTTTCACCTATACCGTCAAAATTGATGCCGTCAAAGAGATCCTCGACAGTTTCTGGTTTGACCCGATCAATCGCATGGACATCAACCTGGAAGAAATGACCCGCGAGCTTTTTCTGTACGGCGTCCAGTGCTGGCCGGTATTCGTAGCCGAACAGACCGGCAAGGTGCGATTGGGCATGATTGACCCGGCCCTGATCGTGGAAATTTATACCGACCCGCAAAACGCCAAGTTGCAGATCGGCGTTAAAATTCAGACCATGCACAGTGCAGAAACCCGCCAGATGAAAATCATTCTGGCCGGTGAAGCAGAGACCGTCATGTCGAACGATGCCCGCATCATGCGGGACGGTTTCACCGACGGAGAATGTTTCCTCTTCAGTATCAACCGCGTCAGCAACGATCCCTACGGCACCTCAGACCTGTTCGTCATTGCCGACTGGCTCGATGAGTATGAGGAGTTCATCTACAACTACGCCGATAAGGCCCGCAAACAGAACGCCTACATCTGGGATGTGGAGGTAAACGGCGGTGATGAAGCCACCTGCGAAAAAATAGCGCAGGCATATTCCCGGCAGGAAGATGGTGCCATCCGGGTTCATAACGAAAAAGTGAAGTGGGCTACAGTCGCTCCAAACCTTCAGGCCATGGAAATCAAAGAGAGCGCCGGAGTATTCCGCAACCACATCCTGGGCAACAAAAGCATTCCGGAACATTGGTACGGCGGTGGCGGCGATGTAAACCGCAATACCGCATCCGAGAGCAACGACCCGATCATGGCGCTGGTGGACAGCCGCAAGAACAAAATCAAATTTATCATTGAGACGATCTTCACCTATTGCATCCGGAAAGCGCTCGATGCCGGGTATCTGGTAATGCCGGAAGATGAAGCGTTCAATTTCGCCGTACAACTTCCGGAAACCACCAACAAGGATCTGACCAAGATCAGCACCGCCGTACGGGACATCATCACCTCCATGGTCGCTGCCGCCTCCCAGGGGTGGTTGGACGCCGGCAACGCCGCCAAGCTGTTTGCATTGGTAATCGCGTTGATAGGCTTTGAAATCGACACCGACAACCTGCAGGAAAACGAGCCGGGAACAGAAGATTACCAAACGGGTAAAAATGCCCCTGAAAGCCCGGACGGCAATTCAACCGCTACAGACCATGCCACCGGTCCCGGTTCGGGGCTGTAATACGTGTTATAAATCGATTTAGAGGCATGTGCCCCCTCCCCCGTCTCCCCTTAACAGGGGAGGGGCTAACCTCCCCCCTGTTAAGGGGGGATTGAGGGGGGTTAAATAAAACAAAAGGAGGGATGATGTATGGCATCAAAAGCAATCGACAGGAAGTTTCTGGAAGGGCTGGTTTTCAAGGGGGCAACGGTTGAAACCGTAACGGATGAGGATTCCGGGCGCGAAGTGGCACGGTCAAAACCGTTTTCACGGCCTCTTGAACAGAATGACGTATTGGACTGGGTTGATAATGGCGACACAGTCACCCTGGTCACCGCCGACGGCAAGAAATACACCGTCGCCAAAAAAGCCGAAAAGGCCAAGGAGTAATCCATGGTACGCAGCTATCAGATCATGGCGGCCAAGGAAGGCGATGCCACCGGCTTCAAGTGGGACGTGCGTGTTGCCGCTTTCGGCCAGGACTTGAACGGGAATTATTGGGATAAGGAAGTCATGTCCGCTGCCGTCGGCAAGTTCGAGGGCGCCAAGGTGTTCATGCTGACTGAAGCCCAGCATCAGAACAAACCGCATCGTTTCGGCAAGCCGACCGGAGAAATGGTAGGAGTGCTGCAGGGAGCCATTGCAAAGCAAGATGGCATCTATGCCACCCTGATTCTGCTGCCGACCTCCACCTGGTTGCGTGATAATCTGGTTGGCTGTGCCGAAATGGGGCTGGAAAATGTTCTCGGGTTGTCGGTGGATGTCTCCGGAAAAATGGGTTTAAAGCTGGAAGCGGGCAGAAAACTTCCCATGATGACCTCAATCAATTCCGTAACTGTGGATGTAGTGTATGACCCCGTTGCCAAAGGGGAATTTTTAAAGATGGCGGCTGCCAGACAGACCGACCTAGAGGAGGAAACACCCATGATCAAGACGTTAATGGCAGCCTTCCGGCTGCGACACCAGGCTGATGCCGACCGGATTCAGGCCGCATTGGATGGTAAAACCATGACCGAATCACAGGCCATCGAGCAGATGATGGCGGCCATGGACAAGGGCACTAACGCCGCCGGAGCGGATCAGATTCAGGCTGCCTCGGCACTGCTTCAGGAAACCCGCCTGCTGGCCAGCAGCATGCTCCTGGACAAACAGCTGTCCGCCAGCAAGCTTCCCGAACCGGTGCAGGAAAAGCTACGTGCCAGCTTCGGCGGTACGGTGATTACTGAAGATGCGCTGCAGGCAGCTATCAAGCTGGAAAAAGAAACCCTGGACAAGCTAACCGCTTCCGGTCAGGTGCGCGGCGTGGGAGATGTTCGCGTGGGGCGTGAAACCGGCGACAAACTTCAGGCCGCCGTTGATGGCCTGTTCCAGGTGCCGGTGGCCGATGCCATGCGGGATGTTCCGGTTTTCAACAGTATTCGTGCCGCATATACCGAAATTACCGGCGACAGCGACGTACGCGGCTATCAGGACAATGCCAGCCGCATGCAGGCTGCATTCGACACCTCGACCTTCTCCTACCTGCTCGGCAACGCACTCTATCGCCGCATGGTGGCCGATTACCGCGAAACCACTGACTTCGGATTGTCCCGACTGATTTCCAACGTTCGCAATGCCCGTGACTTCCGTCCACTCCAGGCGATCCGTATAGCCTATTTCGGCGACCTGCCTGACGTTAATCCGGAAAATATCGACTACGCCGACCTGGGCACGTTGACGGATGAAAAAATGGAATATGCCCTCAACCAGAAGGGAGGCATCATCACCATTACCCGTAAGATGATCATCAACGACGATATGACCGCCATTAACCGCATCGTCAGTCGTCTCCCCCGTGCCGCCCGCCGAACCAAGGCCAAGCGTGCCTGGAACAAATTTATCAACAACGACATCTATAAAGGCGATTCGCTTGCAACTTTCCACGCCAGCCACAACAATCTCAGCACAACCGCGTATGCCCTGGCATCTGCCGTAGCAGGCCGCACCGCAATTGCCAAGCAGACCGAACCGGGCTCCGGCGAACGTCTGGCACTGCGCCCGGTCACATTGGCTATCCCGTCCGATCTGTGGGACGCCGCCGTTCAGCTCAACCAGACCCGGGGCGTGCCTGGCTCGGCCAATCAGGGTAACTCCATGTTCAACTACTTCGGCGCAAATAACGAAGGGATAATCGAATGCCCCTTCATGACTGACGCCACCGACTGGATGATGTTCGCCGATCCGAAAGATGTGGAAATTCTGGAAGTGGCCTACCTGAACGGTCAGCAGGAACCGGAAATGTTCGTAGCCGATCAGCCGACCGTTGGACAGTTCTTCGTTGCTGATAAGCTGCAGTACAAGATCCGTGATGAGTACGAGTTTGAAATCATGGATTATCGTGGCGCCTATAAAGCTGTCGTTGCCGGTTAACCGTAATGTTGGTGTGCAAGCGTTTGTGAGTTGACATCATGCTGTAAACGGAGTAAAAACCCGAAACTTCGACTCCGCTTTAGTTACCGTCCTGGTACATGAGCGGAGTCGAATTGTTTTCACCCGGTAAAAATACTTTCCCCCCGCCCCTCCTGTAATCTCGCTGCATGCCACTCATTGATTCCATACGCGCCAAAGTAAAAGATGATTCCGGCCGGTTGACAGATCCGGATGATCTCTTATCAGCTGCCGCTGAAGCTATCAAACGCTACAGCAAACACCGGCCACGTCTTACCTGTGCGGATGTTCCGGGTCAGAATAGTTATGACATCCCGCTGCCGCCTGGCTGGAGTCCTGGTTTTTCGGCTGTTGAATCTATTGAGTATCCCGTCGGAGCAGTCCCGGAGACATTGATTGATCCGCGAGACTGGCGTTTCTACCAGACTCCGACCGAAATATTTATCCGTTTTTCCACCATCAAACCTGCAGTAAGTCAAAATGTCAGATTACTGTATTCCCTTCTGCACTCCGAGTTGACACTCCCGGCTGCGGATCTGGAAGCGGTTGCCAATCTGGCCGTCTCGCTCTGTCTGCGGCAGCTGGCAGCTGCCTTCGGTCAGACAAGTGACAGCCTGATTCAGGCTGATTCTGTCAATTATCGCTCCAAATCTGATGAATTCCGCCGCCTCGCAGAGTCATTCGAGGGGCTGTACAAACATCATCTCGGGATTAAAGACACAGATACCACCATCGCAGCTTCAGTAATTGCAACTGCAGCGGACACATCCCGTCCCCGCTTGATACATGGTCGCAGGCGATGAAGCTCCAGATCAGTGTCAGCACACAGGGCGCACTGCTTGACGGAACAGCGCCCAAGGTTATTCAGGCCGGGCTTGATCGCTTTGTAACTCAGGCCACTCTGTTTCTGCTTACCGAAGTACAAAAACGGACGCCGCAGGGGGTCTTTGGTGCCCAGGGCGGTCTGCTCGGATCCATACAGGATCAGGTCTATAATAAAGGGACTCCGATCGTCAAAGGTGTCGTTATGAGCGCCCAGAAATATGCCGAGGTAATTGAAAAGGGTCGCAGACCGGGGAAAGGCCTCGCTTCAGCTGTGCCAGGGGATAAATATGTATCTCCGCTGATCCCCTGGGTTAACAAAAAACTGGGCCTATCTGGCAAGGATGCAGAACGTGTTGCATATCTGATTGGCCGCAAGATTAAAGCCGAAGGATTCGAAGGCCGCCATATGTTTGAAAAAGCGGCCAATGAGAATATCGGCAGGCTTGAGGCCATGGCCCAGGCATGCGGCCTGACCATCGCCAGGGAGCTTAGCGAATGACCATCCGTTACAGCAACATAGCCGCTGATATCAAAACCAGACTGGAGGCGGTACCGGGCAGCGGGATAATTCACATATACGAGCGCCAGGCGGTTGATCTGGCTAAGTTTATCGGACTGTTCAAAGACGGCAGCGGTCGCATCCTGGGCTGGGAGATTACCCGCAAATCCGTTATGGAGCATCAGCAGGGCATCGTATTCCGCCACCATGCGATGATGCTGCACGGTTACATGGGGTTGCAGGATGCTGCAGCCAGCGGCGTACTGTTTCAGGATCTGTGCGACACGATCTGTGATGCCTTTCGTACCGCCGAGCCGCTGTCCGGCTCCAGCTGGATGTATCGCAACGGCGATGACCCGGACAAAACCCCCGCCCAGATAGAGCTGATTGATGATCGCATGTTCGGCAGTGTGTTGTGCCATCACGCGCTAATCAGCCTGAGTGTTACAGAGAGAATCGCCATTTAACCCTTCGACTCCGCTCAGGTACCAAAGGTTGGTGAGCGGAGTCGAACCAAAAAGGAGGAATGCCATGCCGGAAATAACAATTAACGATGCATCAGTACTGCGGATTGTGGAGCTTGTAGATGGTCAGGAAATCGAGGTAACAGGCAGGGGCGACCAGCCGGTCGTCCCTGCTGAAGTATCAAAAAATAAAAAGGAGAAGCTGCCATGATTAAGACTCGCCGCCGGGCGCTGGCCGGAAAAATAGAAGCGACTGAAGGCACCGCAGAAATACTGACCGCTACCGAAGGGGGCATTATCGCCCTGGATGTAAAGTGGACTCCGGATATAAAAATGATCCAGAGAAATGCTGCATTGCCGACGCTCTCCAAGATCAAGCAGATCCCTGGTCTGGCACTGGCTCATGTCGCCTTTAAAACAGAATTGATGGGACGTACGGCAGCATTCTCCACCGTAAATCTGCCGTTTGTTGATCCCTACCTGCGGGCCGCCGGCTTTGCTGCCACACTGGTAGTAACGCCGGGTGCCGAAACCGTAACCTACAAACCGGCCTCGACCGGTATACCGTCGCTTACCCTGGGCGTTTATGTTGACGGTGTCAGAAAACTGATCAGCGGAGCTCGCGGTACCGTTAAATTCAGTGGTACGGTTGGCGAACAGCTGTTTGCCGAGTTTGATTTTATGGGGTCCTACAATGCGGTTTTTGATACACCGTTGATTATACCGACTTTGCCAACTCACACCCCGCCCCAGCTGACCAATGCACAGTTCACAATCGGTGCGTTTGCTCCCACCATCAAAAGCATCAGCTTTGATATGGGCAACAAGCTGGCCCCGCGTGAAGATATCAACGCCGTAAGCGGCTATAAATCATTCATGCTGACGGATCGTGACCCATCCGGAACGTTTGACCCTGAAATGGAGTTGGTAAATGGACATGACTGGTACGGGCTGTGGAAATCGGGCACATCTGCTGCGCTTTCGCTAGGTGCTATCGGAGCCAGCCAGTACAACAAAGTGAAAATAACCGCCCCCACCGTCGTGACAACAAAAGTCAGTGAAGGCGAACGCGAAGGCAATGAAGTTGCCGACACCAGCTTTCAATTGGCAATGGGCACCGGTGACGATGAGCTCGTGATCGTATTTTCGTAAAAAAAGTAAAATCAAAAAGGAGCCACATGTACACCTACACCATAAACGGTACCACCTACATTCAAAAACCACTTGTGCTCGGTCAGATCGGACAGTTGACACGGCTGTTACAGGGCATTTCATTCACGTCACTTGAACCACTCAGCATCATTGCTGCCCTGGGGGAAAGTTTACCGCAGCTCGTGGCTGTCGTAGTGCGCCGCGAGGGCGAACTTTTGGCTGACCGGGATCTGAACGCCATGCAGCGG